ATGAACGCCTTGCCGCCATCCGAAAGAAGGGAACTGCTGGCGAGCCTGGAGCCGGATGAGGCGGCGCTTCTGCTGGGCTGGCCCTACCAGGCCCAGGCCGGACAGTTGCCGCCCGGCGGCGATTGGCGGGTCTGGCTGTTCCTGGGCGGGCGCGGCGCGGGCAAGACGCGCGCCGGGGCGGAATGGATCGCCGGGGGCGTGGCGCGGGGAGGGATGCGCCGCATCGGGCTGATCGGCGCCACCATGCGCGACGCGCGCGCGGTGATGGTGGAAGGGGAATCGGGATTGCTGAACGTGGCGGAGGGGCTGGACTTCCAGCCGTCCAACGGCCGCCTGTTGTGGGGGTGCGGCGCGGTGGCGACATTGCTGTCGGCGGAGGAGCCGGACAGTTTCCGGGGCCACCAGTTCGACACGATCTGGGGCGACGAGTTCGCCAAGTGGCGCGAGGCCCAGGCCGCGCTGGACATGGCGCAGATGACGCTGCGGCTGGGCGGCGATCCGCGCATGCTGCTGACCACCACGCCGCGCAACATGCCGGCGCTGAAGGCGCTGCTGGAGATGCCGGGCGTGGCGGTGACGCGGGCGCGGACGGCGGACAATCATGCGCTGCCGCCGGATTTCCACCTGGCGATGCAGGCGCGCTATGGCGCCTCGGCGCTGGGGCGCCAGGAACTGGACGGCGAACTGGTCGACGACACGCCCGGCGCGCTGTGGCGGCGGGAATGGATCGAGGCCGCGCGGGTGCGCGAAGCGCCGGCGCTTGAGCATGTCGTGGTGGCGGTGGACCCGCCCGCGGGCAGCCATGGCGACGAATGCGGCATCGTGGTGGCGGGACGCTGCGGGGGCGATGGTTACGTGCTGGCGGATTATTCGCAAGGCGGCTTGTCGCCCGCCGGCTGGGCGGCGCGGGTGATGCAGGCTTTCGCGGATTTCGAGGCCGATATCGTCGTCGCCGAAGCCAACCAGGGCGGCGAGATGGTGAGAAGCGTGCTGCGCCAGGCCGACGCCGGCGCGCCGGTGAAACTGGTGCATGCCTCGCGCGGCAAGATCACCCGCGCGCAAGCCCCCGCCGCGCTGTACGAGGCGGGGCGGGTGCATCACGCCGGCCTCTTCGCCGCGCTGGAAGACCAGATGTGCCACTATGACGGCAGCAGGGCCGGTGCAAGCCCCGACCGCATGGATGCGCTGGTCTGGGCGCTGGCCGAACTGTTCGAAGGCAGGCGGGCCAAGCCGCGTATCCGCAAGCTCTGAGGATCATCCATGTTCGAATTCTTCCGCAAGCCGCCGCTGGAAAAGAAAAGCGGCGCGCCGCTGGTCGCGTTGTCGCTGCAGGGCCGGGCGCGCTGGGGCGGGCGCGACGCCGCCAGCCTGGCGCGGACCGGGGTGATGCAGAACGCCATCGCCTATGCCTGCGTGCGCAAGATCGCGGGCGCGGCGGCGAGCGTGCCCTGGCTGCTGTATGACGGGGCGGAAGAACTGGAAAGCCACCCCATCCTGGCGCTGCTGGCGCGGCCCAACGCCTGCGAAGACGGTGTGGGCCTGTTCGAGCGCTGGTATGCTTTCCTGCAGACGGCGGGCAATGCCTATCTGGAAAGCGTGGCGCTGGATGGCGCGCCCCGCGAACTGCATGTGCTGCGGCCCGACCGGATGAGCGTGGTGGCGGGGCCGCGCGGCTGGCCCGTCGCCTATGACTATCGCGCCGGGAGCCGGGTGACGCGGCTGCCGCGCGAGGCGGTGCTGCACGCCACGCTGTTCCACCCGCTGGACGATTATTACGGCCTGTCGCCGCTGGAAGTCGCCGCCGCCGCCATCGAGGTCCACAATGCCGGGGCGCAATGGACCAAGGCGCTGCTGGACAATGCCGCCCGGCCCTCGGGCGCACTTATATATAAGGGGCCGGACGGCGCGGGCCTGTCCGATGAGCAGTTCGCCCGGCTGAAGCGCGAACTGGAAGACGCCTATCAGGGCGCGGCCAATGCCGGCCGGCCGATGGTGCTGGAAGGCGGGCTGGACTGGAAGGCGATGGGCTACAACCCCGCCGACATGGATTTCGCCGAGACGCGGTCGGTGGCGGCGCGCGAGATCGCGCTGGCCTTCGGGGTGCCGCCGATGCTGCTGGGCATTCCCGGCGACAACACCTATGCCAATTACGCCGAAGCCAACCTGAATTTCTGGCGCCAGGCCGTGCTGCCTTTGGTGGCGCGCACCGCCGGCGCGCTGACCCGCTGGCTGGCGCCCCGGTTCGGCGCATCCTTGCGCATCGGCTTCGACGCCGACGCGGTGGAGGCGCTGGCCGAAACCCGCCAGGCGATGTGGGCCAAGCTGAACGAAGCGTCGTTCCTCACCGTCAACGAGAAGCGCGCGGCGGCAGGATACAGTCCGGTGGAGGGTGGCGACGCCTTATAAGAAGTGGCATCGTCGGCGCATGGATCACAAACTCGATCTGGTGCCGGGGCGCGGCTGCGGCGACTGCACGGTGTGCTGCACCGTGATGGCGATCGACAAGCCCGACATCCAGAAGGCGGCGGGCGTCACCTGCCGCTTCTGCCGGGGCGGCTGCGCCATCTATGACGCGCGGCCCGCGCTGTGCCGCGACTATCAGTGCGGCTGGCGGCAATTGCCGATCCTGGACGACAGCTGGCGGCCCGACCGTTCCGGCGTGTTCGCGGAAGTGGAAGAGATCGACGGCGACGCCGGCATCGGCCTGGTGCTGGTGGGCAACCCCTTGAAGACGGTGCGCCAGCCCTGGTTCATCGACTTTGTCGCCTGGGCGGTGGCGAGCGATGTGCTGCTGTCGCTGGGCGTGCCGGGGCCGCCGGGGCATCAGGGCGCGGCGCTGCCGTTGAACACGGTGGAGATGAAGGCCGCCACGGTTTCGCGGGCGCGGGTGAAGGCGCTTCTGGAACTGGAACTGAAACGCTTGCAGGCGCACGCCTTCGCGCCGCGCGTCATCAGGCATACGGGACACGATTTCGGCGGCGGGACATGACGGTCATCGACACCTTCCGGCAGGCGCCGGAGCGAAAACTTCCAGCCGCCCTTGTGGCGGCTTTTTTGTTGCAGACGGCGGGCGCGCTGTTCTGGGCCGGCAGCGCGGCGGAGCGCATCGCCGGCCTGGAGCGCATCGTGGCCAGCGACCAGGCCGCGATCGAGAAAGTCGCGGTGCTGGAGGAACAGGTCAAGTCCATCCGGGAAAGCCTGGACCGCATCGAGACGAAACTGGACCGGCCGGAATAATCCCAATTGCCATGGCCCGCCGCGGGCGGCGCCGTGACATTCAGAGAAATCAACGTGACATTCACCGTACACACCACGCGCCGCCCGCTGGCGCGCAAATCCTCGCGCGCGGGCTTCGCGGCGCTGGGCCCCGACCAGTTCGAGGGCTATGCCTCGCTGTTCAACGTGGCCGACGGCGCCGGCGACACCGTGGCGCCCGGCGCTTTCGCCGCGTCGTTGCGGCGGCGCGGGCCGTCGCAGGTGCGCCTGTTGTACCAGCACTTCGCCCATGCGCCGATCGGGGTGTGGGAGGAGATCGCGGAGGACGGCCGCGGCCTGTATGTGCGCGGGCGGCTGCTCAACGAAATCGAACAGGCGCGCGACGTGCGCGCGCTTCTGGCGGACGGCGCGATCAACGGCCTTTCCATCGGCTTTCGCACCGTGCGGGCGCGGCGCGGGCCGAAGCAGGACGCCCGGACACTGCTGGAAGTCGAACTCTGGGAAATTTCAGTCGTGACCTTTCCGCTGCTCATCGGCTCGGCGGTCACGACCATCGGCGCGCGCCAGCCGGATCTGGCGCGGATGTTTCGTGAGGCGGGCGCGGCCCTCAGCGCTTAATGCAGGAGAAGAGAATGGAACTGGAAACCAAAGCCATCGAACACGGCCATGAGGTCAAGCAGGCGTTCGAGGATTTCCTCGCCGGCTTCGAGGCTTTCAAGCAGGGCAATGACGAGCGCCTGAAGGGCATCGAGCGCCGGTCCGCCGATGTGCTGAACGAGGAAAAGGTGGCGCGCATCGACGCCCACCTGACCGAGACCAAGCAGAAGATCGACGCGCTGATGCTGGCGCAGACGCGGCCCATGCTGTCGGGCGAGCGCGCCGCGTCCGATCCCGCGGCGTGCGAGCGCAAGGCGCGCTTCGACCGCTATGTCCGCAGGGGCGACGGCCTGGACATGGAAGTCAAGACGCTGAGCGAAGGCAGCGACACCGATGGCGGCTACACCGTGCCGCTGGAGATCGAGCGCACCATCGACCGCGTGCTGAGCCAGGCCTCGCCGATCCGCGCCATCGCCAGCGTGCGCGCCATCGGCGGCGGCAGCTATCGCAAGCCCATCACCACCGCCGGCGCGGCCGCCGGCTGGGTGGGCGAGACCGGCAGCATCAGCCAGAGCGGCGCGCCGACCCTGGCGGCGCTGGATTTCCCGGCGATGGAGCTTTACGCCATGCCCGCCGCCACCCAGACGCTGCTGGACGACAGCCAGGTGGATATCGAGCAGTGGCTGGCCGACGAGGTGCAGATCGTCTTCGCCGAGCAGGAGGGCGCCGCCTTCGTCAACGGCGACGGCTCGAACAAGCCGACCGGCTTCCTGCATTATACCACCGTGGCCGACGCCAGCTGGGTCTGGGGCAAGATCGGCACCGTCGCGTCGGGCGCCGACGGCGCCTTCGTGGATGACGAAGACGCCCCGGCCGATGCGCTGCTCAACCTGGCCTACGCGCCCAAGCAGGGCTATCGCGCCAACGGCCGCTGGGTGATGAACCGCAAGACCGAAAGCACGGTGCGCAAATTCAAGGACGCCAACGGCAATTACATCTGGCAGCCGGGCACGGCGGCGGGCCAGCCCGCCACCATCTTCGGTTATCCGGTGACCGAGAGCGAGGACATGCCGGACATCGCGTCGAATTCCTGTTCGATCGCGTTCGGCGATTTCGCGCGCGGCTACCTGATCGTGGACCGCGTCGGCGTGCGGGTGCTGCGCGATCCCTACAGCGCCAAACCTTATGTGCTGTTCTACACCACCAAGCGGGTCGGCGGCGGGGTGCAGAATTTCGAGGCGATCAAGCTGATGAAGTTTGCCGCTTCTTAAGTGACCCCCCTCCGGTTTCAGCTTCCGCTCGGCTGCTCAGGCTCCCGCCTTCGCACATGCCTCGCACGCTGAAACCGCCTCCCCCTTGCCATGCTTCGCATGAAGGGGGCGGCGGGTCTCTGGAATTCGTGGCGCCAAACGCGCCGCGGATCGCCGCGTCTTCGCGGCACCCCGGCCCCGGCGATGCTCTCCCCCATCGCCGGGGCTTTCTTTTTCGAGAGACACCATGTCCCTGCAACTGAACACGCCGCCCGCCGCCGAGCCGGTGACGCTGGACCAGGCCAAGGCCTGGCTGCGCGTGGAATCCGGCGGCGATGAAGATGCCCTGATCGCGGCGCTGATCCCCGCGGCCCGCGCCCGCGCCGAATGGCACACCGGCCGGGCCTTTGTCACGCAAGCCTGGACGCTGTGGCTGGACCGCGCCGGCAGCGCGATCGAACTGCCGCTGCCGCCGCTGCAGGCCGTACAGTCCGTGACGCTGTACGCGCCGGACGGCGCGGCCACGCTGCTGGATGGCGGCGCCTACACGGTGGCGGGCCAGCGCCTGATCCTGGCGGAGCCGCCGGCGAAGCTGCGCGCCGCCGACGGTATCGCCGTGGCTTTCACCGCCGGTTATGGCGACGCCGGTGATGTTCCCGCCCCCGTCGCCCAGGCGATCCTGCAGATCGTGTCGGCGCTCTACGACCATCGCGGCAGCGATGCCGCGCCCATGCCCGACACGGCGCTGGCGCTGCTGGCGCCCTATCGTATCCTCAAGCTCTGAAGGAGATCCCATGACCGCCCAACGCGGCCGCGACCTGCTGATCAAGATCGGCGACGGCGCCGACCCGGAAGCCTTCACCACCGTCGCCGGCCTGCGCGCCACCACCCTGGCGTTCAATTCCCAGGCGGTGGACATCACCAATGCCGATTCCGCCGACATGTGGCGCGAGCTGATGGCGGGCGGGGTCAAGACCGCGACCATCTCCGGCTCCGGCGTGTTCAAGGACGCGGCATCGGATGCGGCGCTGCGCGCGGCCTTCTTCAACGCGGGCGTCGGCAATTTCCAGGTCGCGATCCCCGGCTTCGGCACCGTCACCGGGCCGTTCAAGATCACGGCGCTGCAATATGACGGCCCCTATGACGGCGAGGTGAAAATCTCGCTGTCGCTGGCTTCGGCCGGCGCGCTGGCCTTTGCGAGCCTCTAGATGGTCAACCGGGCACGTGGCGAAGCGGCGCTGGAGGCGGGCGGGCGGCAATACCGCCTGCTGCTGACCCTGGGGGCGCTGGCGGAGATCGAGGACGGACTGGGGCTGGAC